ATTGATATCAGTCGTTGATTGATTTAATAATCCTATACTCTCGTTAAGCAGCTGTTTTGTATCCTCTTGTTGAGAAAGTATTAACTGATTATTCCTATTAGTGTCTAAACTATTTTGTACAGTGTCTTTTCTTTCTTCATCTGTCATATCCTTTGTTCCTATTAATCTCTCATTGAAAGCTTTTCTTAATCTTTCACGTAATCTTTTTTCTTGATCTGGAGTAATTGTACCATCTAATATTTTTGCAAGTAAAATTTCATCTAATTTTTTCCAAAATTGCTTTGTTTCTCTGTTTATTAAAGCTATTTGTGATAGATAATTAGCTCTAACTGTTTGACGCTGTAGATTTTTACCTTCTGTTAAAACTGTTCTGAGATTTTTAATCTCTATCTTTCCTTCACTTATTTGATTTTTTAAATCTTCAACTTCAGGTAATGGTAATAATCGTCTCTCGATTTGTTCAAGAGCTGCCTCAATATTTTCAGCTGTTTCTTGATCTTTTAAATTATTTAAAGTAGCTGATAAACCAGCAAATTGTTGTTTTAATGCCGCAAAAGTATTAATACTATCTTCCATACCAGCTGTTGGATCACCATCAAAATCAGGTGGAACAGGTGGTACTGGTGCTTCAGGTACTTCACCTTCAGTAACCGTACCACCTGGAATTACAGTTGCTACTCCTGTAAAATTTGCTCCTTTTGAAGCTCTATGTAAATGCATAATCTCTACGCCACCAGGGCCTGGTAATTTACCTGTTACTCCAGCTCTACCACCCCTATTCATAACATCAGTTATGACTAAAGGAATTGGTAATAGTTCTCCTGATGCTGGTTTGGTTGTAAATATATCAAGACTCCTACCATCACCAGATCCAAGTTCTTCATGATAAGCCATAGCTTTGGCTAATTTATTTCCTATAATACGATTAGCATTAGAACTATTAAGATCGTCAAGAGTAAAATCTTCAAAAAGGGTCTTCTGACCTGCTGATACTTTTCGTCCTTGTTCAAGTAAATTTCTTACTAAAGGGATACCACGTGCTATAACATCAGATTGAGTTCCTGTTGTTGTTTGAAGATGGACATGAAACCACCCTCCCTTGTTTTTTACTCTACTACCTGTTTCGCCAAAAAATGCAGTACCTTTTGCTTCAGGTTGGTTTGTAACAACTTCTGGCCAAGGGTTTTTTGTTGATCGTATCTTTCCTTCATTATTCGCTTGGGCAACTCTATAATCAGCTACTTTAGTCTCATATTCACCGATCTTTCGACGTAAATCAGTGATCTTTTTCTCAGTCTCATACCTATAATTCGCAACTTCCCTCTCAAGATCTAAAACAGTAATCGCAAGCTCTTTTTTACGTGCTTCAATGTCTAATTCTCCTCGTTCTTTTATACTTAAATAATTGTTTAATGCTTCTAACGCAGCTTTACTTGCCCCTTCCTCTCCTTCAATTAATTTAGCGTTGGCACGCTCCATTTGTTTGATACGAAGTTCACCTGCTTTTCTAAAAATTTCAACCTCTTTCCTTGCATTTGCTTGGCGTTGACGAAATAGTTTTTCCTCAAGACTACGACGAAAATCAGCTATTTGTCTCTCAAGATTGATCCTTTGATCACCTATGAATTTTATATTTTCTTTTTCTTTTTTTTCTCGGTTAGGTGCATCAAGTAAATCTCAAGTTTCTAGTAATTTTTCAAGATCTTTTTTTCTTTTATCAATTGCCATATCATAAAATGTTACTAATGCTTTATCAATAAGTTCATTAACTTCTGTTGGTATTGGAGAAAAAATACTATCACTTGGAAGTCTACTAAATGCTGAATTTTTAACTGCTTCAAGTTTTTTAATCTCTTCTTGAAGTTTTTTTACATCCTCTTTTGCTGTGCTAAATGCTGTCTCAACTTTTGCTCTGTCTAACTCTCTTAATGCTCGCTCAGCGCCAGTTAAACTTTCGGTTGCATCATCAGAACTATCTTTTAAGCGATCTAATGCTTCTTCTGCACTACGTTTTTGATTAATTTTTTCTGATCGTCTTTGAAATCTTGCAAATAAATCAATGAGTGCAATAACTGCAAATTGAACAGCGAAAAATTTAGCAAATGGTAAAAGAAAACCAAGGACTTTGGTTTTAAAAAATTTACCTAACCTACCAGATGAAGCTGCTGCTTTATTCATTTTCTCTGCTGTCTCTCCTGCTTCATTAGATACATTACTTAATGTGATTGCAGTTGTATCTAACGCTCCTGTTAGTTGCTTTGTTTGGACTACTGTATAAGCTGTGGTTTGAACTATAGTCCCACTTAAACCTTTTAAAATTGCAGATACATTGGCAGCAAATTGCTGTATTGCTCTTAGAATTTTTGATAAAGTTGTTGTAATCGTATTGTAAATATTACCTATACCTGCAAAAATTGGCCTCCAATTACCAACTAACCCTATAAGACCAGTTATAATCTTTACTAATCTAGGAATTCCAACAAATTCTAATGCCTTAAGTGTCGTGGATAATTGGGCAAAATATTGTGTTATTGGTAATTTAAGAAAATCACCCTGTATTTTTAAAAACCAACTAAATGCACTAACTGCTGCTGTGATCGCACCTGATAAATTAGAAATAACTTGAACTAATGTTTTAAATTGCTCAATCGATATGTCAATAAATCCAAGAGCAAGATTACCAAAACCAGCTCCTAAACTTGTGACTATTTGTGTTATTTGCTTGAAAATATGCCTTAATGGTGCAAGTGATTCAAATAAATCTTTCGTTAGTACTTTAGCTCCCTTACGTAATTGTTTTTCAAAATCATATGCAGCTTCCCATAATTCTGTCTTGAAATTTTTGATGATGCCACCTGTAATACCAACAGAAGCAATAGTTAAAAGCTTTCCTACTGCTTTACCAGCTGTACTTGCAACATCTTTTAATTTATTAAATATACTAAATAAAGTGTTATAAATTGATGTTAAACCATCTAATAATGGTTGAAGTAACCCTTTACCAAAAGCTCGGTTTACTTCCTCAAAAATTTCGACAATATTTGATGTGACACCTGAAAAACTTTTAGCTGCAATGGATTGACCAGCTACTGATGCCTCTAATCGTTTTTCTAAAAATCCAATGATTCCTTCAGCTGATCCTTTCGCTTTCCTAATATCTTCATTAGTAATACCTAGCGACTTAGCTAGGTAAGAATCCATTGTAATATCACCACGTAAAATTGACCCTATCTCTTGTCTCGCTTGATACAGTGGTAACCCAAATGTACCAAGTGCTGCACTAAATTGAATCGCAAGATCTTCTGCATCTTTTAAACCACCGCCAATTTGTTGAACTTGCTGTGCAACAATCCCAAAAACTTCAATAACACCTTCTGATGTGACACCAGCTAATTCTAATGATCTGGTACGAATGGATTCTATATGATCATCGATTTGTGTTGTTAAAGTTTCAATCTTCTCTAATGGATCTGTTAGTTGTACACCATCACGAAATACTTTGCCCGTACTGGCTAAAGCTGTTTGTGTCTTTAAAATTGTCTCCTGTAACCTTATTTCTCGCCCTATAGTCTCATTAAAAAGTCCTTGATATGCTATTTGAAGTATGTTTACAGATTCTTTAACAGCAAATATTGCAATCCCAACCCTAGCTAAATTATCAATTAAACCTCTGGCTGATTCAGTAGCTACCTTTGTACTTGTTGATAAAATATTGCTTGCTTTAGATCCTTCAATTAAACCTTCAGCAGCAACTGGTGCTTCTTTCGCAAGCTCTTTTGTACCAACAACAAGATCTTCAACTTCTTGTACTCTCTCTCCTACTTCTGGTATTTGTTTCGTAACGCCATATAGCTGCTTTATTGTTTCGGCTGCTTCTTTTACATCTTCTTTTAATTTCTTAAAACTTTCCGCTATCTTCTCTGGACCATCTAATAATACATTTATTTTTCTTGGCTTTTCTACTTTATTTGCAACTTTATCTACTTTCTCTAATTCTGCTTTAGCCTTCTGTGCGTCTGCAGTTACCTGAATCTTATAATCAGCCACAACCTGATAACCGCTTAGGGTATACTACACCTTCTATGACCGAACTGGGGTCATCAATGCTGTAAATACATGCATTGGAAGACGGTTTGCTTGCATTAACTCAATTAATACTAATTTCGTACCTTGATTTGGACCATCTGCAATAACTGTTTCTGGTTTCCAATCTGGAAATGGTAAAAAATCTTGAGGACTAGATTTTGGCGCTGGTCGTTTAGATCCACTAAATCCATGCGCAACCGTAAGTACTAAATGTGATAATTTGGCAACAGTAGCTGAATCTTGATTTGCTTGCTTCTGTTCATAATTATCTAAATAATTAAGAAGATTATGTAATGTCTTTATTGGTGTACGAAGAAACTTCTCCCTTGGAAATTCATCCCTTAAAATTGAAATTTTAAATCGTAAATATATCTCATCCCAATTACATGATTTAGTGTTGAGAAAATTAAAACACTGTTTAAAAATTATCTCTAAATCTATTTTTCTATCTTTTTTTCTGAGTCTTTCTCAGGCCAACCATCACGTTCCCATAAAATTAATTGGAAAATTTCTTCCATTAATTTACTAGGCATTGCTTCTGTATCATCCTCTGTCCAGTCTGGTAATTTTTTCCATGTTTTTTTATCATTACCTACCTTTGCCTCACCACGATAACGAATAAATAAAGTGACAAATTTTATTTGTTGCTCTACTGCTCCATCACTACTGCTTTGTAAAGCATTTAATTCATCAAAATAATCATATAAAATCTCTGAATTTTTATCCTGCGAAGCAGTTGCTAACATATCTAATGCTTGATTTACCGTTAGCTTTTTATCTTTCGCAACTCGTTTGGCTAATTTTATTGATTCATATGTAGACTTAGATTGCTTTCTCGTGATCTCTTCAATACTTTTTGCTTCACCTGGTACTAAATCATGATAAATCGGAAATCGAAAAGGTAATATCTCATGATACTCTTCAACTGGAAATAAAAGTCCTGCATACTTACTCATGAGTGATTTCAAAAGTGGTACTCCACATACGGATAGAATCTGGCTTTTGTAAAACCTCATCCGGGAGCAAGACTCTGATACTAGCATCATTATTCGCTAAGCGGATAGTCTTATGTTGCTGGTCAGGTTCAAAGTACACTGCTCCACAGTGCAATCTATTATTCTCAATATGACAATTTATTGCATACACAGTATTAGCTACACCAAGTAGTAAATCTTGTGGTTGCATTAAGCTGCAGTACGGAACAAACTCGTCAACCCTTGAATAGGTCTACGTGTCCCACTAGCACTAGCATTACCATCACTATCAACAGTTTGAGTAATTGCACCATCTCGTACATTTAAACGATACATTGTCTCTCCTTCAAGATCATCAGCTGGATTAATTGTGACAACATTACTTGCTAAACTAACACTTGAAACTACAGCTTTCCCAGTAGAAGCAACTTCGAGACGAAAATCTTCTGCAGCAGAATCGCTTAGTTTGAGTTGAGTTAATGCAGCACTGCCATCACTCGTATATGTAATAGTAATACTAGCATCTTTAGCATGCGAAATTTCATTATCAGCAGGATCTACTGCAGCTTCACGAGTATCATCAACAAGAAATAATAAAGTAGAAAAGACTCCGCCAAAAGCTATCTTACTACTACCTGCATCATACTTACCAAAAACTGGCTTGCCCCTTGACATTAAATCAAAAGATATTTCAGTTAATCCTTCAGCAGTCATGTTCTCATTATAGTTCATAACTACAGTATTAAATCCAGTAAAATCATAAATCCAATTGCCGCTAGTACCCTGAGCTTGACCCATCTCTTTTAAAAATTCAATGTATAACTCATAATCTTTATTTCGCCTTGATTTCTCAATTAACTTAAATCCTTCCTCATAATCACCGCGAAATTGAGGCGTACTAGAACTACCAGGTGTTTCAGTATCCTTCATGAAATATGAAGTTACACTAGCTTGCACTGAAGATCCAGTAATGACAGAATCACCCCATCCATCATCACCAAGAAGCCTAAATTCTTGGTTGTTATCATTGATGTTAAATGTAGTATTACTCATACCTTGCAACTCTACATACTGATCACCAGATGCAAGCGTAGGTAACGTAATCATTCCACTTCCATCTCGTTCAGCAAAATAACGTGCAGGAGGTGTTAAGTCGACAGCTCGGACAAGAGTCCGGTGGGCTTTATGAAAAGATAACCCAATGGCATAATCAGCCATAATTTAAACTCCTTAAGGGATCGTGGGGTTTAGAACGGCCCCGCGAACGCGAGCCGTCAAAGCTTCAAAAGTTGCTTCAGTCCGGGGCATATACGTGGTTTGGTCCCGGGGGAAAGTACGTGCAACACGCCGGTGTATTTCCAGCAGTGACGTAGGCATGGTTGTCCCATGTGATTCTCCATAATTAGTGAATCTTACTGGCCAAGTCTCTATTGAAATTAATGATCCAACTCCTGTTGTTGTAATCTCAGGTACTTCATCAATTATGCATTCAATTCCTTCAATTTTCCAATCAGATGGTACCATTCGAGCACCAACTGCAAAAATAGCTGGTATTGGATTGCAAGCTTCTATAAGCCCAGATCCGGTATGTCTAGCAGGTAATATATATTTACCTGGCCATTCATCTGATGGTTTTAATCTGCCATCACTTCTTCGTATTTGAAGAATGTAATTTTCAATTGTTCGCCTTAAATCAATTAATTTAGGATAAGCAGTTAAAGTCATTTATCACTCTCCTTAATCGCTGATCTTAAAAATTCAGTGAATTGTTGAGGTGCTTCCTCTAATGGAAACTTAGTCCATGGTCTCCCAGGAAATCGTTGGCCATTAAATCCAACACCTCCTTCATGTACTTGCTGTGCATATTCAACTGGCCATGAAAATTCTATCGTATTATCTGCTTGTTGAACACGAGTTTGACTAGCACGTAATCTCCCTGTATCAACAATATCACGTACCTTAGGTGGTGTAGGATAGTCCCATTTCACAGCAGAAATTTCTTCCGTGAAACGTGCATCTAACCAATTGTTTAATTGACTAACTGCTTTTTTAGCGGCCGTATCTAATTTGTTGGTTAAATCTTTTTTACTCACAGTCAGGTCCTCCTATTTTACGAAAAATACCTGAAATCTCTTGCCTTATGTCTTTATAAAAATTGTTGATTATAGCTAAAGGAAATGTAAGCTCAAATCGACCATACACTCCATTAACTATTGCATTAGCTTGAGATCCATTGGTAATACGATCATCCAATTGACAAGGATTTAAAAGACGACCCTTACATTGATATGTTGTATGATCTACTCCAAATTTTGGATCCCAAGATGGTGGTTGGATATTTAAATAAGCTAAATACTCTCGTTCTACAGTTGATTGATAGTAATTACCAGTTTCTGAATCTTCACTTAAAATTCCAGCGCCAATGGCAAATGTTAATTGGGCATTACCCCATGGACAAAACTTTTTAATTATAGCTTCGTCAATTGCCATGGCTAAAATGCAAATCCACTAATGGGTAAAGTGTTAAGTAACCTACGAAACTCTTGTCCGTAAGTTGTCATCTTTAATTCCTCTCCAAGTGGATTACCACTTGGTGATCCAATTTGTATACCAATTTGCATTTGGCGTGTTGCTAATAAATGAGCAGTAAGGTAACTGACACCATCAGAATGCCAGTCACCCCAAACCTCACTATTACAAGATCTTCCTGCCTCCGCTAGTGATCCGGAAACCACATCATCACTTATGCACTCGAATTCTGGAAAACGAGCAAGAAAAGTAGCAGAATCAGGAACAGCCATTAACCTTTACCATGTATTAAAGCATCAATCCTTTTGGCAATTGCATTCTTAATCGGAATGCGCTTTTCATCCTTATCCCAACGTTTTAATTGATCAATATCAAAACTATCTTCGATAAATGACATCGCTTTCTCTCGTGTAAAATTACTAATACTATCTTCTTTTTTATCAGAAGAAACCTTTTCTTCTTTTTTAATTACTTCAGAATCTTCTTCAATACGTAATGCACCACGTGATAAAAGTCCCTTAACAACATCGTATTCTTTTATGATTTCCCAAACATTCTCTGGGAAATCTCTAGTTACTCCATTGGATAATTTAACAATTTTTGTACCATCTTCTAACTTAGGTATAAATGAAAAACTTATGGTTGCCTCCGGATGTATTGGAGGATTATCTAGTTCAGGTCGATAGATTATAATCATAATTAATCATTTTCAAGAGCAATTACACTTTTGGGATAGTAAACTGAAACACCAGCTACGCGTGCACGCGCAGCAACTTTGAATTCAAAATCATTCCTTTGAGGTGGTAAAAATTCTAATGGAACTGGAATATGCAATTGCAATTTATCTGGATTACGATCATAAATAATACAACGATCTTTTGCTAAATCACCTTTACTTGCTTCTAATTCATTAACTGGTTCAACAGATGTGATCATTGGATTAGTACGTAAGAAAAATTCTAATATCGTAGTATCTGATGTCGTACTACGTGGTGTCGTAGAAATCTCACGATACACTTTATAAGGTACTAACATTGTATTAGGCATCTCTTTCATATTTGTGGAATTCACAATTTCAGTAGGACCTTCATTTAAAAAGTCAATCATTTCATCAGCTGTCATGGCATCAGTTCCAGGCCAATGATTTGAAACTATCTTGTCAATTTGATCATTATTAAAAAATCCTTTAATACCAGATGGAGTATCACCAAAATATGCAATTTTTTGAACAGCCTGCTCATAAGCACGCCGTACAGCATTTGCACGTCTTTGCTCTAACATCATCCCAGGTACACGTGATGCAGCTTCAACTTCTTCTATGGTATATGCAAATGATCCACCAAGTGTTCTAATTTGATGAGTTATTTCTCTCCTTTCAATATCCACACGTGGTAAATCATTGGCCTTATCACCAACAATTTTCATTTGACCTTGCTTATCAAAAATTCGATAAGTAAATGTCTGTGATCCACGCCCAACTTCTGTTGAAATTGGTATTAACATGCTGTATTTAAGATCAGAATAATCCGATTCAAATGTCCTTGCTAGAATCGTTTCTAGCTCTCTGGCAAGAAAAACGCCAAAGTTGTCGTTGCGAACTTCAGTAGCCATAATAAAAAAAAACCTCTTAATTAACCATCAGCAGCAAGAAGACTTACACTTGCAGGAACATTTAATTCCAACAAAGCTAAGCTATTAGCTGTAGCTGCGGATCTCCAAGCTGCAATACCACTAATATCTGCTGTTTTATTACTTACAGCAGTTTTACAAAAACGACCTACGGCTGCTCCTGCTGTAGTATGTGCTGCAACATATGTTCTTACTACATCACCAAGATTTACTGCTTCTGTAACTATTACCCATACAACACCTTTAGATAATACATTTACTGTAGTTTTATCTGGATAACCAACAAGTGTACCGGATTTGTTTGTTGGATTAGGGGTATAAGTAGATGTTCCTGATACACCCTCAAAAGCTACTGTAGAAATCGCAACTCCAAGAATACCTGCAACACCATCTACATGCTTTACTGAATATTGATCTTTACCATCAGTAACAGAATCTGATTCAACTAATCTTCCAAATAAAATTGGACTGCCAGTTTGGTTATAATAACTTCTAACTACACATGGTGTGTTATCAGCAACCATCCCCTCATGAGCAACATCCATTTCAATTGGATAACTGCCCTGTACTCCTGATGGATTACTGACTGTCGTTTTAGATAAAGTAAGGGTCACAGAAAATCCTCCTTAGTTAGATTTAGTGGCGGTTAAAGGTTTTGTCCAGTTACTCTCTATCTTTTCTAGATAAGCAGCTACAGGATTATATGCACCTCGACCCGTTCCTCGTAAGGCAGTATGTAACTCCTCTGTACTATCTGCACGGTCTTCATAAATCCCTTCATCATACTCTCCATCATCTTCTTCATCCTCTTCATCTTCTTCATCTTCTTCTTCATCTTGACGAGATGCTAAAAGACCTTCAACTACACCCTGCACGTACGCTGGGTCAGCATCGTCCTCTAATTCAGCTCCAGTTAAATTAGTAAATGCAATGCGATATAATTCATCATCATCAATTCCATCAAATTTAAAATCCTGCTCAAAAGCAGGTGCTAATGTTTGTAAGGTGTTTAACCTTATAGCAACTAACTCATCAAGTTGCTCTGTGTCAATGCGGGCTTCACCACTATTCAGTTGATTTTGTAAAGAATCCGCTCGTTCATCTGCGGTTTCCTTTTCATCGGCCAAATTCTCGATCTCAACCTGAACAGCATCAAGCCTTTCAGAAAGCTCATCACGTTCAGCACTGATAGCATCAAAGCGGCGTTCCAGTTCCCGTACATGGGATTGGACTGCCGCAGCTGCATCAGATGGCAGATCGATCTCCAGGCCGTCAAGTTTGACTGTTGCCATGACGGGAGATTCAGGTTTACTAAGCTGGAACACCTCCTCTTTAAGAGGTTTAATCTCTTGATCAACTTCAGCAACTGCATCAGATGCATCAATTCGATCAAGTAATAACCGCACCTCTGGACCAGCTCGACCACGAGGTACAATCGCAATGTGATTTACACGAATATTACGCTGTATCCCAGCATAATTTTCACCCTTGTCAGTTATACCAGGTGTAGGGTCGAAATCAACCTTATAACCTGCTGAAACTTCCTTGGCTTCATTTCGCTTTATCTTATTAATAGTCTCATCATCTGTTACCATTAAGGCAACTTCGACAAAACCATCAGAATATCTTACTTGGCTTCCAGAAAATCCTTTTTGATATTCTGAAGCATTACTACTATCAAGTAATTCAGGTGGATGTGTCCACGTTACAGGTTTCATCCCAAACGTAGATAATGATTCGGGTTTACTTACCTCTTCTGGAGGTCTATATTCCCGAATTTGTGAACCATCGGGTTTACGATACAGTTGTGTACCAGAACGTGCAGCACGACACCAGACTCGGAGATAACCCTCATCAGTGGTTTCGCTACCGGTTATCGGTGCAAAGTCGTATCGGAAAACAGGTGTTCCCATACTTCAAATCTTAGCACACCATTTAGCAGTACGATTAACCGATCAGCGTATAAAACCTTGGCAATTCATCGTCAGCTTGCTTTTTGTTTACGCTTAAAACGTCTTCGAGAACGTCATGGCTACTCACAATTCAGTCTCGCAGACAAACTAGGCATTAGTCAAGCTGCTTATTCTAGACTGGAAAAAGGTGAAATTGATATTTCTCTCTCTCGCATTTTTAGACTTAGTGATATTTATGGTGTTTCGGTATCTAAATTATTAGAAAATATCTAACCTCTAGACCGACGAGCTTTACGTAATATCTGCAATCTGTTTGCTGTTAAATAAGCATCATGTAATAAGTCTCTTTCAAAAAGAGAGTAATATTCAGTAATAAAATCTCTATAGTTTTTCCACTCACTCTTACTAGCAATACCATTCTCTCTAGTACTATATGTTATTTGAGCAGCTGCTTGTATTGTATTCTCTAAACTCGTGTTTATATCTTCTCGATCAAAAAATTCTTTTCCTTTCTTTGGACCACTAAGAACTTGAGGTAAAGCATTTAAATCATTCGATAAATGTTCATAACCCATTGAATGTCCTAGTGGATGCTCCCAATCTTGAATACTCATACTATTTCCAAAATCAATTAAACTAATTCTCTTACTTTTCTTATGTACTAATATATTTTGAGCATGACCATCGCCATGGGCTAATCCAGCTAGATTTAATTTTCTAAACTCACGAAGAATCTTTACTTTCACAATAAGTGGTGCTTTATCTGCCAATAAATTGATTTTATTATTTGGATATGGATATACTTTACCCACAGATTCATATCCTTCCATATGTCTTATAGTCATTACCCTTCTCCTCTTTTCACGATCACCCTTCATATAAGGACTTCGTATAGCTAATGCTTCTGGTACTTTAATTCCAGCTTTGTGTGCCTTATCCAGTTGATCAAATTCCCATTCAAAACCTTTATTCATTTCTTCGTTAGTAAACATAAAATGACCTTTAGAAACTTTGACTCCATACTTTTTTGAAGTATGTACATAATAATTACCAAATGCTCCACTACCAACTAAACAACGTGATTCAACCTCACTATCTCCCCTGGCTAAAGTTAAAAATAAATTCTCTAAATTATCACGCCTATTAAATGGTACTTGACAACGACTTTGATTAAATTTATTTAATCTTTCTTGTACATCCCACTTCTTACCTCCAGCTATTGCTTCTTTAATTATTCTCTCATTCTCTTCAACAGATAACTTGGGCTTATTTCTTGCACTCTTAGGTGATTTCCTCCACTCCTCAGTTGTTAATGGTATTTCAGTGTTTTTAGATTCTTTGAATTTTTTGGCTAAATAAGTACCACCAGCTAATGCACCCGCTGTTAATGCTATACTTCCAGCTACTTTCACTGTTGATGGTGTTAACTTTCCACCTTTTTTTGAACACTTATGCTTTTTTGGAATATATGAATTACCACATGGCTTACCCTTCTTATCCTCTCTAAGTCCTTTCCTCGCTCTATTAATACTAGGATCTTCTAATACTACTTTACCAGATTTAGTATGACTAATGTCTGGACCACCTTTACCATCAATACCACGTTTCCTACGCTCTCTTCTTAATGCAACACGTCGTTTACGTTCTTTCGGTCTACGATTAATCCTTGCTTGATCTCGTAACCTTTTAGCACGAGCTTTAGGATGAGTACGATAATATTCTACAGTACGTGTCATTAATATCTTTCAAACCCTGGTACCCAAACAGAATCTCTGCGCCTTATCCTGGATCTTGCTGATTGATATGCACTTTTAAAACCTCTACGTACTTTTTTACTTTGAGCCGCTCTAAGACTTAATTCTGGGGCAAATCCAATTGCAGCTTGTCTACCTGCACTTTTTAAAAATTCTTTTGAAACTTCTTTCTTGCCTAATCTTGATGCTCTACTAGCTCCAGATAAATCTAATGCACCACGCCCTAATTGAAAATTACGAAAACCACGTGCATAACCACCAATGTTACCACTAAATCCAGCTCTTGCTGCTTGAAGTAATCCTCCTACCATTGCAGTAGTACCACCTATCTCTGCTGCTGTTTCTCCTACCCTCCTAATTTTATTACCTATTCCTTTTTTCTCACGTAATTGTTGCCTTGCTCCTTGACTATAAACATTTAATACTTCAGGATCATCTGATAATCCCCAAAATCCTATCTTTGGTTTTCGTACTGTATTATTTTGATTCTTTGGTTTTTGTGCTGGTCCAGTGTTTGCACTACCTTGTCTACACTTAGCATTTGCTGGAATATAGCTATTTCCACACTTTTTACCTTTCTGATTTGTGGGACGTATATCAATACGTACTGTACGAGGAGTTAGCATAATTAAAACTAAAACCCTGGAGTCCAGATAGAGTCTATCTTACGTGCTTTTGTTGTCCAAGCGCTACTTGGATCATCCCAAGGTGGTGATTGCTTTGGTCTTTTTGGTCTATCTCTTTTTTTAGATCGTTTATATTCTCCACCATCAGAAGGTGCATATTTCATACCACCTGCTCGTACCCATGCTTTGTTATACGCTCTCCTAGCATTTCTACTCGCATTTTTGAAATTTATAGTTTCAAATCCACCTACTCGTTTAAATCCTTCTGATGCATTTATTGCTACATTTTGACCAATAGCAAAAGCTCCTAAACTAGCTCCTGTTTTTAAAAACTCTTTTTCACGCTTTTTTTGACCTCTACGAGCAGCTTTACTTGCTGCTGTTAAACTTCCAATACTACTTGCTAATCCAACATTACGCAAACCACCAGAAGCTAACAAAGGTTTACCACTAGTAAGTCCTGTTAAAGCTTGATGTGCACCTTGGTAAGTTAGAGCAATACTACCTAAATTAGCTGCAGTTTCTCCTGCTATTTTTAGCTTATTACCAATACCTTTAGTGCTTTTTCCTCTTGCAATACGACGTTCTACTGCTCTTTGCCGTTTTTCTTTTGCTCGTTTGATAATTCTTTCATTATCTCGCTCTTCTGCTGTTAATCCAATATTACTTCCTTGTCTACATATAGCTTTCGCAGGAATATAACTATTTCCGCATTTCTTACCCCTCAAATCTAAACGACTTGATTCCATATTATCACCCCTTTTAGATAACCCACCACCTCGGTTTCTTCTTCCTCTTAGTAAGTTTTTAGCTGATTTATAAAACTTATTTTCATTTAATGCTTTACGTGCACTATGAGCGTCTTTACCTAATGTGTATGCAAATCGCATAATAGGATCATCTACACTTCTTTTTCTTGTCCCTTCTCTCGCACTTAATCCATAACCAGCTAAAAGTCCAGCTGTTAGTCCTAATCCAGCTGCTTTTTTCTTTTTCCCTGTTCTACTAGCTGTTCCAGCTGCTGATATATTTCTTGCTGCTGCTGCTAATGCTATTGATCTTGTAGAACGACCTAAATCACTTTTCCAATGTGGATTTCCTTCTTGTACTTTTTGTATAGCATCTATCGATTCATTTAATCCTTTGCTTAATAAAGCAATACTACCTAAATTTGCTGCAACTTCACCTACTTTACTAACAGTAGGATTTAATTTCTTACTCCTTTTCTGTTTTTTCTTTTTATCTGCACCTTGACGACACTTCTCATTAGCAGGGATATATCCCCTGCCACATTTTTTGCCTTTTAAATCAAATCGAACTGTTGAAGGAGTTAACATAGTAATTAATCATACCAACCTGGAGCCCATACTGAATCCTTACGACGAAGCCTTCCCTCTTTACGATGTCGTCGTGTTCTACTTTTATTAGCTGCTTCTATTAAACGATTTCCAGTTGCTAGAGATCTTGAAGATTGAAACATACCTTCAACTAAATTTGGATTTGAATATCCTCTTAAAGCACCACCCACTTGTATTGCTTTACCACTTGTCCTTAACGCATGTTCACTAGCTATTTTTGCACCCCGTGCAGCTTTACTACCGGCTTTCTTAAGCTTTTGCTTTAATCCTCTACCTTTTTTACATGTTGCTCTTGCAGAAATATAACTATTCCCACATTTCTTGCCTTTTTGACCAGTTGAACGTGGCATATCAATACGAATTAAATTATCATAATCATAGTGGAAAGAATCTTTTCTTTTTTTACTAAGACCACGCCACCAACGAAAGGCTCCACGCACTCCTTCTCCTATTTCCTTACCCATTTGTCCCAAATCTTTAGCAAATTCAGCTTCTCTTTTCCGTCCCTCTTGAACATATTCAGCTCTTTTTCTAGCCCAGTAATCTCTCTCTCTTTGTTCTGCTGAAGTAAGTATTTTAGGTGCCCTTCTTATACCAGATAATCTCCTTTGTTTGTCTATAGGACCATAACGTAACAATTGCCCTGCTCCTCTCATTGCTTTGTTATGTCTCCCAAATCCTCTAGCTAATCCACGTTTTGCTCTACCTACAAGTCCACCTGGCATACTTCTTTTTTCACTTACTACTCGAGTAGGAACATTAACTGTCTTAAAATTTGTACTCTCAAGACTCTTTGGGGTTTGCCTAACTATTCTATTACCACCAACACTTATATTACTACTTTTGTTACTTGTTTTAAGTCCACTCCCCCATGGATCTGAAATACTTATACTTCTTTTGCTCGATTTATTAAGTTTGCCACCCCATGGATTTGGATTTTCACCTGGGCCTTCACCTAACCACGGATCTGTATTTAAACTTGAACTACCACTAAGAAGACCTTTTATACTACTTTTTTTTCTTGTACGTCTTATCGCATAAGTTCCTAATGCTGCACTTCCTAACGCAGCTGCACCAATCGCTATAGCTCGTTTCGAGACTCGACGACCCTCCCTTTCACCACTACGTCCTTGCCTACATGTAGCTTTTGCAGAAATATAACTATTCCCACATTTCTTGCCTTTACGTCCGGTGTTGATTTTTGGCATAATACTTAAAAGGCAAATTGCTCAAAATTAATACCTGGCATAAATATACTATCACGTATAGTCCTGGCTGTTGTGGTATATGCACCCCTTGGATCATTCCACGCTCTTGCCTTTCTTTTTCTTTTTCTTCTTGTACCAGGTAATGATTTTCGTGCTTCTGGAGTAACTCTAACTCCTCCTGCTCTTTGCCATGCTGTATTATACGCACTTCGTGCTGTATTATACGCACTTCGTGTTGCACGTCCAGCTCGTCTTCTCATTCTTTCTCCAACTACTTTTGCTCCACCTGCTCTATCTACTCCTTCTATAGCTCCACCTCCTACTTCTGCTAACCCAGCATACCCAACATTACGACCTGCACTTTTTAAAAATTCTCTTTTTAATTCTTTATCTCCCATACGAGAAGCTTTGCTTGCTTTTGCTACTTGTCCTACAGATCTAGATAAAGCTATTTGGGAAAGACCACGTCCTATTTTGCTAGCACCTCTATTAGGTACAGGTATTTGAAAAACACTTTGTCCAATACCTAGAGCAGTCTGAACTCCTCCAGATAAGGCTAATGCCCTAGCACCTGTATTTGCTGCATACTCACCTACTCTTTTTATTTTATTTTTAGTTCCTCTTAGACTTGCTTTTTGTTTCATAAATTCACCATGATTAGGTAACCTTTTCCTACCACCACCTGGTGCTGATGGGGCAACTGCTCCTCCAGCTCCTCCTTGTCGACATATCGCATTAGCTGGAATATAACTATTCCCACATTTCTTGCCTTTTTGACCTGTGGGACCTATATCAACTCTTACAGTTAATGGGGTTAATACTGCATCTCGACGCTTTTTATTCTTCTTTTTACATTTACAAGATCCCTTATTATCGCAAGAACAAGATCCTTTTTTCATACGCTTTCCTGAATCCATAGACTCCATATCATCATCGTCTTCCATACCCTCTCGAATCTTGTTTTTTTCCATGAGTTTACTTTCACGTATACCACGCTCGTAAGACGTCGCTGGCATGGAATTAACTGCTACACTATGCTATATCTTAACAGATACATCCTTTAACGGCTAAGCCAACTACCCTATGCGTACAGTCCTAAACTCATTATCAGGACTCACAGCATCTAGTGGACTCCTTATTGGACAACTCACTTTTAGCACATTCTTTGTTGGTACTTGCGAAATTCCTAATTTTATGAGCGGTAATCCAACAACTAGTGCTTGTCTTGAACGCTGGATGACAGTATCAGCGTTATTCTTCCCATCAGGTGTAGGAACTAAAGCTGTCACAACAGAAACTCTACCATCTAAAAAAAGACGCTTCTTATGACTTTCTCTGCTTCCTTTTTTCTCGGCTTACTTACTGGTTCAGTCTCCATAATCCTTATGAAGACTTTATTAGAACCTCTTGCTAAAAGATTAGGAATCGTTTTTATCCCTTCCGCAGTGGCTAAAACACTTAATCTATTAGATCCATATATGCCTGAATTATTGGCTAGTTTAGATTCTAAACAACTTGAAGCTGTAGTACGACTTCAACTTGAAGAACTAACTGGTGAATCTTGGAAAATAAATCAACAAACTAATCTCTTCTTTAAGTTGTTTGATCCAAGACAAACCGCAGAAACTATACTTGTTGATAGTCGACCTGTTAATTATGATGAAAAACTTAAGCAACTGATCCAAGGTGCTGTTCATAACACTATAGCTTGAGGTGTTAATTCCTCGAATATCCCAGCCTGATTTAAATTTATCGATTTTACTTTAACTACTTTATTGACTTCTTTTATATGTTGCTTTCTCATAGCAGCATAACTCGGTGAAATATTGGCTATCTCAATATCCCATGGTGCTAAATAACATCTACATCTTGGATGTATTGGTACACTGACCGAAGCACGCTTATAAATTTGACCAGCCCTTGGTGCACAGATTGGACATGTCCTATCATCCGCTGTCGCATACCACATTACTAATTCAATTCCATTCGCTGCATAATATTCACGTGATGCTGTATTAGATGCTCGTAAACTTTCAGTACGAATAATTGTTTCTCCTCTAGATTTAACAACATTTAATCGCTTTTGCATATCACTAACCATAGAATCTACTGACTTCCCTTCTACAAGTCCTTGGGCAACAATATCTGAAGACGTTTTAGCAAAAGTTTGGCCATGTTTTTCTAAGTGAACTCTAGAATCTCTTGCTGCAGCTACTGTTGCTTCAATTGGTATTGAAATATCAATACGTTTTGATAAACCAACAGTATTACTTAACTTTGCAGAAATATCTAAACCTTGATCTTGCGCTTTACTAACTAAATTATTAAATAATCGATCATATTTATCGACCTTATTAGGTCTAAATGAAGGTACAAGCTCTCGCAATTCACGTAAAATTCTTAATTTCCGTAAGCCTGGATCAGGGTAAGGTGCTTTAATCTGGATACGTGTCCGCTTGACCAGATTTAGAAAACTATTATCTAGAACAGTATTAAGCCTACCTATAGTGTCACCTTCAAGAGACTTTAAAGCATTGTTATACCGTTCAATTAGCTCCATTTGCCATTGCTAATGCTGTAGTAAAAACCATTAACCAACGTTTTATAGCAGAGATTGCTTCTAAATCAGACATTCTAGACTTGATAACCTCACTCGGACTAATTAAACCCATAAAAGCATCTTCCGTATCATTCCTATATTTACGATTCTTTTTGATTAACGCACTATAACTATGATCAATATTTCTTGGATCGTTATTTTCTAACCATCTAGCTACTGCCCTAATATCTAACCCTCTACCTGCTTGCTTTCTTACTTTTGGATTTAAATTTGCTTGAATTGAAGAATAACTTCTCGATAGTAATTTACTAACTGCAGTTAATCTTTCAACTTGTGTTGATCTAATTCTACCACTAGCAATCATGTTGGCCCAATGCTCACAATTAGCGTCAATATGGTTAAAATTTATTCTTTTACCTATTAAATCATTTATACGGTTTTGAACTTCACTTTCAGAATACCTTGATTTAGGTTGACGATTAGTTGGCGCACGATCAAAAAGCATCCTACTTTGTTCTCTCCTTTCTACGTCTTTACCTACTTTCGTTATTTCTATTGCTCCGAATTTGCTATATTTATGTTGGACTTCTACTCTGGCAAAATTATGCGCATTATCTTTTTTACCTAAATAAACAGCAAAATGACCTATTGAATCATTCTTATCTCGACTATAAACTAAATCACCCGCTTTCCAATTTCCTTCCTTAACTCGTTGATCATAATATTTACTTAGTGAATCTTGTAATCCATCAGATTCTTTCATAAATGGTTTAGCTGCAGTACGCATGCTTGGTGTTGCAGGTAAATCAAAACCTTTAGATAATTGGTATGCATCATGTGCTGCTGCAACAGCTAACACACCAACAGTTCCAGCAACAACAGCTGTCGCAATATTACGTCTTAATTTAGACTTTCTTTCAGTGTTACTTTCTTGTACTCTTCCTCGCTGACAAGTGAACTTTTTTGAGATATAACTATTTCCACACTTTTTTCCTTTCTGTGAATCTAATTTCACATATAAATTATCTAACCTATCTGTCCAAAATCCTCTTTTCGTTGCTCGACGAAGCCTAGCTCTGTTTTCAAAATAAGCTCTAATAGCAGCCAATTTATTAGGATAAACTAATCTACCATCTTTGGTTTTTTTCTTCATTAAAGTATTAATAGCTTCATTAAATTTTTGTGGTTCTGTACCAACAACTTTTGCTTCTACTTTAGTTACTTTTTGGTTAGCTACTTTATTACGTATTTGTGCACGCCTTCTACGAGCCCTCCTCCTTCCTTCTATAGTTGCACTACCTGAAAGATATGTTGCTCCAGCTGGCACAGTTAATCCTGGAAATAGTTTACTTAATTGACTATACTTATCCTCAATAGATATCTCATCACTAGGGTTATTTAATCTCTCAGGTGCATTATTTTTTATTTCTCTCCATACTTTACTTACAAAAAACTTTGCAGCACTAAACTTACCTTGAGTAATAGCACCTGCTTTTGTATCAAAATACATTATTACTGTTAAATCAGCACTATGGGGTCCATATACTCTCTTATTAGCTTGTTGATTATTACCTGTACTTAATAATTTATCTAAATATTCGGCATGCTTAACTCTAGCAGTTTCAATAATATCACTATACTTAAGTGGTAATGCTACAGAGCTACGTCTCACGTTACCAGCATCAGTATATTGTTGAGTTAATGCTTCACTAACACCCTCATAAAACTTATCGTACCTTCTGATATAATCATTATAAATATTATCTGCTACAGCATTTGGTGATGTTTTTAATAATTGATTAACTGTTGAAATCGCTGTTGCTTCCTGAGCTGAATTTAATCCAGTGCCTTTTATTAAAAATTGCGCATACGCACTACGACTCTCATCATCATTTAATTTAATTCCTCGATGCTTAGCATTCTCAAATAATCTATGACGTTCTAAAGATAAACTTTCAGTTAATGCACGACGTACATCTAAACTTCTCTGATGTAAATCAAATCCTTTACTTAAATCAAGATTTAATCCATATTCTTTACGTAGCATATCCTGAGCTGATAATTGGGCATGTATATTTCCATCTTTTGTCCTAGCTCCAAAATATGCTGTAATAGAATCAGCTCGAAATTTGTCGAAATCGTTTCCATAATCTCCTGGTTTAACTTTTTTTACTTCTCTTGCTAATTTTGAAGAAGCTGAATAAATAGGTGTCGTTAATTCACCTACACCACGTCTCATATCGCCACCAAATGGTGCTGTTACAGTACGTTTTCCAAAATTTACAGCTATTCCTTGAGCAGCAGCTTGACGTTCTCTTCTAGCCCTACCTGCTCCAAATGGCATGTTATTTAATATTGTATCTTCAACAGTATTAAATGTTTCTGTAATTTTACGCCCAACAGTTCGCTTATAGCTTGGAGATACACTTAAAGCACGATGTGCTCCAACTCCAAGACCCACTACTCCAAAAACCGCACTGACTGAAACAGTCTTTGATATTAATTTATTCTGTAATTCTTTTTTCTCTTGTAAATTACCTTTAGATCCCTTAACTACACCACGTATAACTGCACGTCTTCCTCCTTCAATTTCTGATGGATTACCTCTTAAAACTCCTCTTTGAATTCTTTTAGTTCCACGTTGGATATTAGCAATTGCAGCTAATGGATCACTACCCTTACCAGCTGCTTTTAAATGACTATCTCCACCTTCTCCTTTTAATCTACAAGACCATGTAGGTGGTATACATCGTTTACCGCACTTCTTATTGGGTGGTTTACATTGCTTTACACCTTTTGTTTTTGCCATTAATACGTACCCCAACCAGATCGTAAAACTTCAATCTCACTTTGATTTAATGCTGATAATCCTGCTATCTTGTGTTTTGGATATATTTGCCCAATATAACGCTTGGCTGATTTTAATGAAGCAAATCCTGTAACATACGGTCCATCTATAAGCTCATCCCCTATATCAAACCTTACTCTATATAATTTATAAGCTTTGGTACGATGTGGACCAAATACCATTAATGGCGCATTCTCACTACTGTCAGTCCTTTGACCATCTGGTTCAATTAAATATCCAACTCGTACATCATCTAATCTGTGTGTAACATGAATTGTTAATCCTTGAGCATCATATGAATCAAAAGTATCCTGCTTTTTATCTGGCTTAACTTCTGGTTTAGGCTGCTCTTGCTGTTCTGCTTGTTTAGGTTGTTCCTGTTCTTTTTGCTGCTCTTGTTCTTCTTCAGCAGGTTGAGCACCTTCAGGTTCTGCAGCAAATTGCTGTGCTTGCATTCCTATAATCTGTGATTGAAATTGCGCATCAGCTGTAACAACCATTTGTTGTGTTATAACTTCATTTAAGTTAGTATCCATAGAATATTCAGCGTTACCAAACCTTGATTCTCTTACTTCTAATGCATTTAATACACCTGATTGAATATATTGTACATCCATTTGCGTCATTTGTGCCTTAAGCTGAGCTTTCTCTTCATCAGTTTGGGTAAATGTACTTGGAAATTTTACTTTCCATGATTCTGGTACCCTACCTCTAGTTGGTCCTTCTCTACTAGCTAAAATATATGTAAAAACTTCAGTGATTGCGGTACGACAATAAGATTCTTGCCATTGTTCGACTAATGATGCCCATACACGTTCTTCAAATCTACCTTCCTTACCTAACCCACCAGGTGAATCACCCATTAAAATAGATGCTGGCCATCCAGTTGCTGCTTGGAGATCTTTTATGAATGGTTCTGTAGCTGATTGAAGATTTTGTAATGACCTGTTTAAATATTGTAGGTCCTCTTCTATATCAACAACCATCCCACCATAAATACTACGACTTAAACTATTGGCTTGCAATCTCTTACGTAAATCATTCTCATTTCCAGATGCAACTCGTTGAAATAGTCCAGGTATTTTATGCACAAATAAATCAGCATCGCCAGTCATTGCTTCAAGACCTGACATCGCCGTTTCGTACCGTTTAAATGCATCCCAAATAAGTTGTAATACACTTTGACCCCAACCGGTATTACGAGAACGCTGATTCCAAGGTAAATACAAACCATCAAATCGTGCTACCCTTGATCGATGTATAATTATATCCACATATTTCGCTTCTTGCCCTGGTGTTATCTTTTGACTTGTTGTTATCCTATAATGTTCTGGTCTTGAATAATCAGTAATCGTAAAATCTTCTGGTATAAGCTCATGTCTAGATAATGGAAAATAACCTCGTATTGCCTGAATACGCTCAATATCAACTGGTTCGTTAGGTGGTAATCCATCATCTATTAAAAGAACTAACCCAGCACCACCATATAACCGTTGAAGTTTTATAACCTCAGCTAAAGCATGGTGAAATTGAGTGTCCTTTAAATAATTATCAAAAATAGAAATCAATTCTTGGTCATCTTCTAATGTTTCCCCACCTAAAGTAATTGTTGGCATATGACGTAAAATCTCATTCGGTATTGCATCCACATATCTACGTGGAATACCATGAAAATATAACCCCTCTAATTCAGACTCAGTTAAAAGACGATTTAAACTAATTTGTGTACTGGCTGATTTATCTCTACTTGCAACACCCATTCCTGATAGGGCATTAAGCAATGCACCATCATTACGAATTCCTTTATTAGCAGTATTGTCAAATGCCAATCCTGATCCAAGGGGGGATAAAACTAGGATAGCACCTTATATAAAGGTAGTGTGATGCATAAAAAATGAACAGATTTTAAATATTTTCAAAGAAAGATTGTGTATTTGGAGTTTCTGGGATCAGCGAACAACTAAAGGATAATGCCATCACAATATCATCATGTGATCCTGTAGCTGCTTCGCGCTTTCCTGACTCCCTTTGTTGGAATGCTAAAAGCTCATCTTCTATTATTCCCTTCGGATAAATTAATTCATCATGCTCTAAAAAATATAATACCCTGTCTGTAGCTATGATCTTACTTGGCTGTGATGTACTAAAGGTTTCTATTGTGTATTTAGGTACAATATTTTGTAATGCTTCAGCAATAACAGAACCCATCGCTTGCTTCTCTATAATAATCCTATTCGGTATATAATCATCGATTAAATTCTTAACATGTCTTAAACTATATTCTGTACTCCTGCCGTTCTCACGGTACATTCCAACAACTTCGTATGGAACTTTGGTGATATCTAAAATTAAAGCTACAAAATAATCGTTACCACCAGCATTAGGATCAATACCCAAAATATAGTCTCGATTGATTGATCCACATTCTTGCCATTGACCTCTTGCTGCTCTTCTTACCAGGTCTGTTGGATAAATTTGTGTATCCGTTGCACCAAATTTTAATTCGTACTCTGAGTCCCATGCTGCTTGCGTCATACGACGAGACTTACGTGTCTTATTCGCCCACTCTGGATCAGCACTATAAATCGGATGTTGTGAATAATGCAAACTTACCTTATTCCAATCTCCTTCAGAACTGTTCCAAAGTTGCCCAAACCAATCCTGCTCTGTATTGGGTGTACTAACAACAATTACCTTAGCTTTCATACCGACCATCGACAATGTTGGCATTGCACCACGGTAAATCTCTGCAGCACCTTCTAAAAATGCAGCTTCATCAAGAAAAAGCACCGAACAGCTAGGTATACCTCTTGCTGCTCGAGGGCTAGCAGGTAGGAAGTAGAGGGTACCTCGTCCATCGAAGGCAAGTTGTGTAGTAGAATCCGTAAGATACGCTAAGGTCTCATTTTGAAGACTATTGGCCATAGCTCTAACACGACGGCCCAATTCGGATGCATCTGCCTGTGTTTTAGAAAACACTACAGCAGAAAATCCTCTCTCAGTTAATGCACGACAAAGCAAATATGAACAGACAGTTTCTGATACCCCAGTCTGTCTTGACTTATTAACAATCGTATTAGGATTATCGTTGATACTTTCTACCAACTCAATTTGGTAGTTATACGGATGAAAAGGAGCAACTTTTCCTGATGTTCTAATCCATGTTAATTCAGCAAATTCTTTCCAAGAATCAACAGTTGGAAGATTACTAACTGGATCATCAGGAGACGTTATGGGAGCATCCAAAAACATTGGACCATTATGTGAATCATAAAGCAAATGATCCAGTGGATTTATAACTGCCTTTTTATGATTCATTAATCAAGATTTTTAGAGAGTTCTATTTGGGAAGATAAAACCCTCTCTTTTTAACCTGAGCTCAAGGCCAACCCCTTTTACCCTACAAGGGAGTTTGACAGTCACTTATTCAGATCAGTAAGGTTCTTTAAATAAGCTTACCCTAAGAATAACACGTATCCTTAGCTTAGGAGTCTGATTGTAACAATACTTCTAAACGGCTCTCAGACAGGCTGTAAGGGCTCTGAACGGGTTGTTGGGTATCTATCACGTGATCAGAGCTAGAGGGGGCTCAGAGCGGCTTCCAGAGGGGGCTGGTGAAGTTTGAGAGGCTGGTGAGGCCAGAAGAAGGAAGAAAACAGGCAGGCTAGCCAGTTCCTGCCTGTACACACTACTCACTCTCTCTTGATAGCAGCTCTTCACTGCCAATTAATATCTTACACCAATTTCACGAGTTTGGCTAGCAGGTTAGCAGCAGCAATGGCAGCCCCATGATTGCGGTCCTCAATAGCAGCAGCATGAGTGGCCTGCACCTGCTCGATCAACTGAGCCTTGAACTCCTGGTGGGTGGTGTCCATACAAGAATCGACCAGGGTTTGGTTTGTCTTTTGAATAGCAACTCGAGCTTTATCTAAGCTAACACCATAGTGGTTAAAGAGAAACCACATGATTTTATCTCGTGACTCGCCTTGACGAAGCCGTTCAAGAATAACTTTTTGATAGTCCATACCCCCCACCATACATCAAAAAAGTGATGAACCAGTTGTCTTAAACATGAAAACCTGGACCAGTACTGGTTAGTAGCGGTTTTGTGATCTAGGTAACAGGGAGGTAACGCCCTGATAACAGGCACGTAACATGCAAAAAACCCTTGCAACAACTGGAAGGTAACAGGATAACAGGCAAAACGGCCAACTCTTCTATATAGGTATATAGATATATAATCCCTTATTAGGTAAAAATGGGTGTTATGGGTGTTACCTCAGTCATACCAATGGATCTGTGGGTGTTAGGTGGGTGTTACGTGGGTGTTACGTGCCTGTTAACGGTGGTTTTTCCACAGGGGTGATGTTTTCCACAGGAGGCTGTTCCCACAGGTCCCAAAGTAATGCCTGTGGAAAAACCACCACCTGAATCATTTAAAAAGTATTAATGGAGTGATCCAATGTACGAACCAGGGTTCTACCAAGATTAACTGCTTCAGGTGTATCTAATACCCAGACTCTAGGGTAACCTTTATACTGATGAGTACGCCAGCTAAGACGAACCATTGCAGCAGATATATCTCTATCAACCCAACTTGGATTAACAAGATTTAGACTATTTACAAACTCTTTAACTTTTGACTTACTAGCAATTTGTTTATCTTTAAGGTATTCAGCTAGGTGTGGTTCTAGAATCGAACCTTTGGAATATCTTTTATTGTTCTTTTCATTCTCTAATTCTAAATTAGCTAGAAGATATGGCAGGACACCAGACTTCCATGTAAGGGCAGCAGCACGCCAGATCGCATCCCTCCACTGGTACAATTTCTTCTGATCTAGCTGTTTAGAGACAGGAATCACCCAATATCTACGTTCACCAGTAGTATCAGTAAGAAAATCATCTCGGTTACAAGAACCCACAAGAATAGAAGGTCGTTTAAACTCTTGTGTTGTTCTTCCGTAGGGAGGTCTAAAATAATCGATACGAGTAGAGGCAAAGTTCTTAAGCTTAGCTGCTTCTTTTTTACTAGTAATACCATCAATCTCACCTAATTCTATTCCCCAAGCATCATGTAGTGAGAGATATGAGTCT